TTGTTTTAAAAACGGCCCAGCTGGACGCTTACAATAAGCGCACAGCGTTGGCCTACGTTTAGCATCAAAATGGTACGTTGTCATCATCAAGCGTAGTTGATCCCATTGCTTTGAGATCTGCTTCTGATGGACCTGTTTTTATATTGTCGTCTTCAACAGGTTTAGGTGCTGATACCATATTTGTATCAACTGGTTGCCATCCTCTACCATAGTCATCTTTTATTTCAAGATAACCTTTCTTTCCCATAACAAGTTCAGCAGAAACGCTTTTACCCATACATGCTGTTGATGTATCTTTAGGAATTTGTTTTATTCCCATAGCTTTACACATCATTAAACATGATTGCGCACCCGCCTCAACTGCTCTTGGGTTATCAGACTCTAAAGTAAAAGCGATATTTATTCTAAAATTTGAGTCGCCTACTAAAAAATAGTGTCTTTCAGCAACCCAAGATCCTGTGTCTAATAGATTGTCCTTATCATCTTGTTCCTGCCAATGCAGTATATGTCTTCCAGGTTCTATTTGCCCTGTGCTTGTTTGTGTAGTCATTTCTACATTTGTTAAATCCATATTTTTTCTCCTTTTTTAAATCCAACATTTATATTCAACGCATTCATCCTCTTTAGATCCACAATAGTTACAATAACCATCTGTGTATTGTGGATCATCACCAGGATCAAACTCGTTGTACTCTAATAGCAATATCTCATTCATCTCAACATCTGCTCCCTGATTTCTTTCCAATCAAAAGGCATCTCATTATCCAGACCAAACCTATTCTTAGCTTGGAAGCCAGGTGTTTCTTGAGTGAAGATAGTTCTATCACCTTGTTTTAGTTTAGTAGTCATACCACCACCTTTGCCTTTTACTTGGATAGTACCTATCTTGTAATTAGCAAAGAATACCGCGTCGCTATGTTCTATGACTAGATCAGCGGCTTTTCTGTGGAGCTTTATTTGATGGCGATCATGTGGCTCGCTTGATGGATCTTCATACCTTCTCACTTCATTGTGTGCAATTTGTAAGATAGTAAAACCCTTATCTCTTAATTGATTCAATAAAGCTAGATACTCCTTCCATATCTCTATACATGCGCTGTAACCTTTTCCGTAGGCTGGTGCAGATATATCTGGCCAACCATTCTTTTCACAGACATGTTCGTGCATCAATGTTTCTAACCAATCTAAACTATCTACTACTACAGTTTTAAATTCAGATTCATCATCTATCAATGCTTTAAGATTACCAACAAACTCGTTATAAGATTTAGCCACAGGAAAGTGTGGACATTCTATTTTACCGATACCATCTTCGGCTTGCACTATGATTGGTTTATTCATAGTTGCGCCAAAGGTTGTCTTACCAATGCCACCTGGACCATAGATAACCATGATTGGTGGTTTTAGTTTAGCTTTTTGTCTTATGTTAGCTAGACTCACTTAGACACCTCTATCTTAGGTTCATCAGCTGGCTCAACTATTTGTTTCATACGAGCCTCATAAGATGCAAGTAATGTATTCAAATCATCAATATCGTTTTGTGCTTTCACAGTAAACTCATCTCTGACCTGTCTCTTTTCTTGCCATCTAGCCATCAGTCGCTTTGCTTCTTCTGGTAACTCAGAAAGCTTATGCTCTTTACCATCTTCAGTAAATTTTATTGTTGGCTCTTCAACATTTTCTGTTTTATTTTCTTCTACCATTTTAGTCTCCCTTTTGGTTTTGTTTATATGTATCACATACATCTTTAGCATTACACCAACGGCATCCGTCTTTACTATAGTTATATGTGGGTATTTCTTCAAAGCAAGCATCTGCTGCTGGCTTCAAAACTGTGTCACCCCAATGCAACAAATTAAGTGCTGATATGGAGTATGTTCTTATTGTTCCTTCTTGATGCCAACCTCTTGGTTGTACGATAGTCATTAAAACTTCGCAATCATCGTTTATATATCTTTCTAATGCTCCTAGTGCATAGATACGCATCTGCGGACTATCCGCTTCATGCACCATTCTTCCAGTTTTTAAATCAACTATTTCTATTACATCTTTACCAATTAAAATTGCATCTGCTGTTCCCCATACATGTTCATGCAGATTTGCTAACGATACTTTTTCTTCAATCAAAGGTCTTTTAATATCTAGTTCTTGCACTCTTTTGTCTATGTACTCTACATAGGTATTAGCACAATCAATCATCTCTTGATCTACTGTAATGTCAAAATCTTCTACATGATGTGTAGTACCTAGATAATACTCTTCTATGGTTAAATTATTAAGTCTACCTTTGAGTAGTGTCTCTACCATTTCGTGAATTAGTGTACCAGTAGCAGCGGGTATGCCTACCTTGTATTCTACATCCATGCTCGCAAGTAATTGTGGCATACCTGGACATGCCATCCATATCTTTGCAGCTGATGGACTTAACTTAGCGTGTGCCATGGACGGAAATGTAAGAGTCTTGTTCCATTCTCTTCACATCATCAAGATCGTATTTAATCTTGCCACCAATCTTAAAGTAGTTTGGTCCTTGACCTCTGTACCTTCTATTATCAATTGTTTTCTTGCTGACTCCCCATCTCTCTGCTAGTTCGTCAACTTCTATGGTATTTGATATGTCAAAATTCTTTTCTGATATTTCCATAAATTTCCCTTTTATTTGTATTTTTGTTTATAATATACCAATATTACTAATTTACAAGTAGTATAATAATAAAAAAGTGGAGAAATTTTATGAATAAAACTGTATATGCACATACAAATATAGGAAATGAAAAGGAATGGGATCAAGCAATAGATAAGCTTGCAACCAATAACCAGGTAGCTGGTACACATTATAAGTCAGCTAGAATACAACCCATTGACTATATCTATGCTAACAACCTGTCTTATAACTTGGGTAGTTGTCTTAAATACATAACTAGAACTAAGGGTGATAAGAAAGATAGAGTAACTGATCTAATGAAAGCTAAACACTTTATAGATTTAGAACTACAGATGGTTCATGGTGTAGATGCTGATGGTAACGATATAGGTAAATATTCAGTAGAGGTTTCTCTAGATTAAGAGGTAACTATGAATTTTGATGCGTTTGACGATCCAATTCTTAAAGAAAGAAACGGAAGAAAACCTATCTATGTGAACAAACATCTTGCTAGAAAGTTTAGAGATTTTTGTAAAATGGAACAGAAAGAACCACATGATGTGGCTGAGTATCTAATATCTTTAGGTATAAATTCTGTAACACATTATAAAGATCCTACTGTGTCTGTTGACATTGAAGCTCTTTAAATAGGTTTTCTACATTTTTTAGCGAGTCAATCGCTTGGATATCTTTGTCCTCAACAGATATCTGCTTACTACCATCAGGAAAGAAAAACATTACCTTTTGACAGTTTAATGCAACCAAAGCATATACATCTATATCACCTTTATTATAAAACCTAGTCTTAGAATGAGATCCACATCTAAGATCAAACCTCCAACTCTTTCTAGCTTTCTCTATTTGCTTTTGTGTTTTGACCTGGCACTTGTAAAGAGTTTGGCCAACCTCAAAGATGATATCGGCTTTAGAACCATGTGGCATAACAGTAACAGTATCAGAAAGGGTAGAAAGCACCGAGGCTACTAAGTATTCTCCAGATCGGCCAACTCTTTCTGATTGGCGCGCCATGAGGTTATTTTAAAGCTTCTGGTATTTTGCTTTCTTCTTTATAATCACGCAATTGTTCCATTCTATCGCGTAAAATTTCATTATATTTATTTTCAAGATTTTCTTTTTCTTTTTTGCTTAAATTTTGATCTTTTAATACCTGTGTTCTTCTTGCTTTAATTTGTTGAATTTCACTTAACATAAATTTCATATTATTTTTTCTGCTTTTTTCTGGATCTATTGGATATAAGTTTACACCTACTAACCTTAACATAGCTTGCGTTT